GGTGTCTCAACTACCTAAGGATTATACTTCTACGCTCGTTTTATGTCAACCTTTAAAATAGTCTTTACGCATGTACCTACCGAGAATGTTTGAATTGTAGTATGCAGGGGTTCCATCGTTCGTTGCCTCCGTAAGTACATTATAGAAAAATAGTTGTCGGGTCTCCTCATAGTTGCATTGACCCTTGGTTTTATGTAGGCTTAGTATCTCTCTTTTAAACTGTAGTTTACCGTACAATTTTAAATCTTCTTTTAATTCTGGGCAAGATCCGTAATACTTTTTCCAATCGGATTCTTGTTTTTGTTTTCTCTTTTTTCCCTTTGGAGTTCTGAACGCATAAAAGTATTTTCTTCCAATATATTTTCTCCCATTGTTAGTATTTGTAATACAGTAGACAAAACCGAAGAAATCGCCAATATCATCAGAAGTGAAAGTTGAACCTTCACATAACCAGGGATTTTCATAATCAATCGCAGAGTCCGTCTTCGTCGTTGATGTCACGATAAGAAGTAGTTATATCACTATCACTACTTATACGATATGCACCAGTGTCAGAATAAACTTCAGATTTTAATTCTGCTAGTGCTTTTTCTATGTCTTGTATTAGAACTTTAAGATTACGTTTCTTCATGAGTAGTATTCTTGTAGTATTTGTAGAACTCTATTAAGAGTGTAGTGTGCTCCTGATTTCCATTCATCACTCGCACCACTATGCTCATTCCAGAGTTCATGTTTAAGTCTAAAGATCCTCGGTTCAATGTCGATCTTTCTCATTTGCCCTCTACCTGAGGGAGGATACGGATTCTTTACTTCTTCTTCAGACATTCTTGGAGTTCCTTCCAATCGTTGTCAAAGAGTTCTAGTCCTTTATCTGTCAATAGATGTCTATACATCTTATGAAAGATAGTGATAGGAATAGTACAGATATCAGCACCTACTTTAAATGACTTAGATACTTGATATACTTCTCTAATAGAAGCAGCAAGAACTTGAGTTGGTGCTTGATGTGTTGCGAATACATCTGCTATCTCTTCGATAACTCCGAACCCGTCAAATGATTGATCGAATACCCGTCCTACAAATGGTGAAACATAAGTTGCTCCTGCCTTGGCAGCAAGTATTGCTTGTGCTGTATCAAATACAAGAGTTACGTTTACGTTTATCTCATCAGTAGATAATTGTTTACATGCTTTTAATCCTTCAAAAGTGCATGGAACTTTAATTGTTATATTAGGTCCTATGTCAATGTAATCCTCTGCCATTGCCAGCATTTCTTCAGCAGTATCACCTACTACTTCAGCAGATATGGAAGCATTCCATGGAAATATGGATGCTATATCTGAGATTACATCACGAGGATCATTACCTGCCTTCAGCATTAGTGAAGGGTTAGTAGTTACTCCGTCAATTAATCCTGTATCAAACGCTTGTTTGATTAGATCAGGATCAGAGCAGTCCAGAAATAATTTCATGACTCTCCAGTTATAGTTAATCGTATTTATTATACCAAAAAAATCCCTAGTCGTAAAGGACTAGGGATTCTGTGTTGATATTAAGATGTTATCTTCCAAGATTTCTGGTGAAGTACTTTTAAGTACACCCACTTGGCATAATGTACTCCACGATAAGTCAAGAAAGCAAACGTTCTGTCAGGATCGTGTATCTCAGGATCAAAATCTGGAAGATTGTAATCCCAATCTAACCTGATCCTTAACATTTTAATCTCCTAAACGATTAAGATTTTGAGGCAAATTTACGTTCCACTTTGATGCCACGATACATCAAGTCATGGTTTCTGTTTTGCTCTTGCTCGGCAAGAACCTTTGCCTTGTACCCTTCAGCGTCATACTTGACACCGCGATAAGTAATAGTTGTCATTGTGTTACTCCTAAAGTAATTGGATTTTTAAGCCCGTTCCTTTAGCCGTTTGCGTCCCAATCACAATTAAGTCCATTTTGTCTAGCAAAGTCATGATATACATCAATAACTTCTTCTCTATGCTGTTCAGTAATTCCTTCATAAGTTCGAGCACGCTCGATTAAAGGATCAATGTCAGCACAGGTAATGCTAGTAGCGATTAAAATAGGAATCATAATAATAAGTTTGGGATGAACGCTCCGTTCCGCGACTTACTTGCGTCCGAGTTGCCAAGACTTACAGTTTGGATCTGGTACTTTGGTGTAAAAGTAATCTATAAGATACTCTTTTGCATCAGGAGTGTGATTCTGATCACTCAAAATCTCTACTCTTGTTTGATTCCACTCGTCACATGACATTTCCCAGTGGGTAGGATCATGTTCTGAAAGGAGCAATACCAGTAGTGCTAGTCCTTGCATCGGATGAACGTGAATCGGTAGAGAGATTCTCTACATTTATATTTATATCACAGTTTCCTAACACAAGATGTTCACGGTGTTACATTTAACCGTATTTTAAAGATTATCTTTATCTTTTTTTAATTTTCTATCGCTACGAGGATCTGTAATTAAATATCTGCAGTACTCATTACCATGATCATAGAAATGATCTGACATATCTACAGGAACATTAGCATTTCTTTTGCCATCTACAATACGTTTAGCTTTTCCCATGTTCCCTCCTTATGTCATCATGTAATCTTTCTTGTGCTGCTTGTTTCTTAGCAGTAGTCCAGAGCATATCTGTAACGTCTGGACTATAGTCATTACCTGATTCAACTAGATCGTTATAAGTTTTATCTAACCACTCTGAGTTCTCAGCATATGCTAGTTGTGCTGCTATCTCTTCCTCTGGTCTAGGATTAGAGGGAGAATCCTGCGAAGGTGTCTCCTTTGACATCTTGTTTGATTCCTCCAACGACATAACTTTCAATCTCCGTTTCTTGTGGTGCGTTCTGCTGACCCTTACTATTTAACCAGTGCTGAGTCCAAGGTAATGGATTGTTTCTAGCAACAACATCGAAGACAGGATCAATATCAATCGCTTTCATACGACGATTAGCAATCCACTCGACATAATTATGTAGTAGTTTCTCATTAAGTCCAATCATACTACCTTCTTTGAACAGATAGTTTGCCCATGCTTTCTCTTCATCAACTGTCTTCTTGAACATCTGAGTCACATATTCTTTTTCTTCTCTTGAGATTTCTTCCATCTCTGGATCGTCTCCTTGTGCCCACTTCTTGAGGATATTTTGTGTGATAACCAAGTGTTGACTTTCATCTCTAGCGATAAGAGAGAGTATCTTTGCCGAACCCTCCATAAGTTTATTCTCGCCAAAAGCAAACGAACACGCAAACGAAACGTAGAAACGGATTCCTTCGAGGATGTTGACGTTGGCAACTGCTCTATAGAGTTTTCTTTTGAGTTCTTTTCTATCATATCTTCCAGTAGTGTGACCATCTCTAGCAAGATCCCACATCTGACCATTGTCAAACTCGTGAGCATGATCAATGAAATCATTGTAGGATTCTGTAACAGACTCTGCACGTTTCATAACGTTGTCATCATCTAAGATAGTGTCAAATACCTCTGCAGGATCTGAGTACACATTCTTAATGATGTATGTGTATGAACGACTATGAATCATTTCCATAAATTCCCACACTGTCATACATGCTTCCAACTCAGGAAGAGAACAGTAAGGGATAAATGCCATACCAGGACCACGACCTTGTACTGAGTCAAGCATGATCTGATACTTCAAGTTAGAAGTAAAGATATGTTTTTGTTCTGGTGTGAGAGTTTGGTAGTCTGATCTATCTTTCTGTAGAGATACCTCTTCTGGTCTCCAGAAATATCCTAGTTGTGATTGAGTTAGTCTATCAAATACTGGATACTTATATGAATCGTATCTTTGAACTCCTAGTGGTTGTCCAAAGAACATAGGTTGTTTCTTTGTGTTTACTTTGTTTGTATTAAATACTGTCATTCCTTTTACATCAGACTTTGCAACTGTCACAATCTTCTTCCTCCGTAGTAAGTAATTCGTTAATTAAATTGTCTACATTATCAGAAGTTTCATCACCATCTTTTTTAGCATCATATGTGTTTTGGTAATAAGAGGTCTTCCAACCATACTTATAAGTTGTTAGAAGGTCATTTGCCATGACTTGCATAGGCACTTCATTGTTTGGATAGTTCTCTGGATTGTATGACCAGTTGCCAGAGATTGCTTGATCAAAGAACTTTTGCATAATTGCAGTTACTTTGATATATCCTTCGTTGTTGTGCATATCCCAGAGGAGGGTGTAGTTGTTTTTAAGCGATTGATAAGATGGAACAATCTGCTTAAGGGGTCCTTTCTTGGATTTTTTAACGGACAAGTAGTCTCTAGGAGGTTCAATTCCGTTTGTGGCATTTGACACAACGGAACTGCTCTCCGAAGGCATCTGTGCGGACAGCGTGCTGTGCCTGAGTCCGTACTCAAGTATTCGTCCTCGTAAAAATTCCCAATCACATGAAAGGTCATTCGGTATGATTTCATCTACATCCTTCTTATATGTATCGATAGGAAGAATTCCATCAGCATACTTTGTCTTACCGAAATAACCGCAAGGACCTTTCTCCATTGCCATACGATTTGATGCTGTTAAAAGAGCAAATTGAAATCTCTCAGTAAGTTTATGAACTAGGTCAAATGCTTTTTGTGAATCATACTTAGCACCATTCTTAGCAAGATAGTGTGCTAAACCAATATAACCTATACCAAGTGACCTTCTGTTCAATGTGGACTGCTCTGCTGCCTTTACAGGATACTGTTGATAGTCAATCAATGCATCAAGACCACGAACAGCAAGTTCACATAATTCATCGATCTCTTCTAACTTATTGATCTTACCTACATTGATTGCAGAGAGAATACATAAAGCGATCTCACCTGATCCATCAATGTGTTGAATAGGATCAGTAGGTAAAGTGATCTCTTGACAGAGATTACTCATACTTACTTTGTCTTTGAAAGAGGAGTGATCATTACAATGATCAATATTCATAATATAAAGACGACCTGTCTCTGCTCTTTCCTTAAGTAAATCTAGAAATAATTTTTGTGCACCAACAGATTTCTTTGGAATTGTTTCATCTTGCTCATACTGTTCATACAATGCATCGAACTTATCAGTTCCAAATGCTTCAAACAAATCAGGAACATTATGTGGTGAGAATAATGTAATCTCTCCATTTGCAATGAACCTTGAATAGAATAGTTTTGAAATCTGAATACTATAGTCTAGTTTCCTTACTCTGTTGTCTTCTGTTCCTTTGTTGTTTTTGAGAACCAAGATGTCTTCGATTTCCTGATGCCAGATAGGAAAGTGGACAGTGGCACTCCCGCCTCTGATCCCGTTTTGAGTACAGCATCTGACAGTTGATTCAAACTTTTTAAGGAAGGGGACAACACCTGTGTGTTGAACTTCGCCACCCCTGATTTTACTGTTGATCCCACGGATCCTACCCGCGTTGATACCAATACCTGCCCTCTGAGCGACATATTTGCCAATAGCCATATCGCTACTAAAGATACTATCGAGGGTGTCATCAACATCAACCAAAACGCAGCTTGCAAATTGGCGAATGGGGGTTCTAACTCCTCCCATGATTGGTGTCGGGATGTTGAGTCGGTGTTTGGAGATTGCGTCATAATACTTTTTAACGTATTCGATTCTGTAAAATTTATCATCGTCTTGAAAGAGAGTTGCTGCCACCATCATATACATGAACTGTGGAGTCTCGTAGATCTCTCCTGTAGAACGATCTTGTACGAGATATTTATCCGCTACTTGGCGAATGCCTGCATATGTAAACAGATAATCTCGATCATGGTCAATGTAACTGTTAAGTTTATCCCATTCTTCTAGAGTATATTGATTTACAATACCGATATCATAGATTCCTTTCTCAACACAACGATCTACATGTGCTCTAAGATGAGGATGTTTGTCTGGATGCTCACCATACACAGACTTACGAAGACTAAACAATAGGAGTCTAGCAGCAACGTATTGATAGTTTGGTGCTTCAAGAGAAATCAAATCGTTAGCAGAACGAATAAGAATCTCTTGGATGTCACTGGTCTTAATGCCATCGAAAAATTGTAGTCCACTATTGACTTCAACATGGGACTCAGAGACACCTGCGAGACCTTCACAGGCAAGTTCTACCATGCGGTGAACTTTATCAAGGTCAAGAGGTGTTTTAGTTCCATCTCTTTTAATGACGTTGATTTCTTTCGGGGTCATACCTTTTTCCATTCAGTGAGTTTTACTTGTGCTTCAAGACCTTCATAGGTGTTAAATTCTACCAGACTTTGCACGTTGTGTCCAGTAAGATACATGTCATTCAAATCTTTTTCTTTTAAATTAGTTGGCCAAATAACTGCCTCATGTCCTTTTTGTATGGCACGAGACATACGATCTACAATTTCTTTGTTCCTTTTCTCATTGTCAAAAACAAAGACAACATCTTTACCATCAAGCAAGTTCCAATCAATGTCAGCACCTGCCATAGCAATAGCGTTATCTATAAACAGACTATCAAACGGTCCTTCCGTTACATAAACTGTTTTGTTAAAGTCAACTGTATTAAGTCCAAATACTTTAGATCTATCTTCGTCAAGCATGATAGTTATGTATCTCATTCTATCATTCAAACCATAAGATCTACCTTGAAATCCAAACCATTCTCCTTGTTCATCGATGAAAGGTAGGATAATTCTAGGGTGATCTTTCTTGACATTTTCAAATGTAGGTTTTTGTTTATTCACCCACGTACAAAACTCTTCAGCATGATAAAGACTAGAGAAACATTCCTCAGGTATTTTTCTACTTTGAAGATATTTTATTGCAGGGTGCTTTCTATTTAGAGATGCAATATTTTCCAACTCTAAATTTTTTTTGAACTTAGGTTTTTCTGTTTTGAAAACTGGATCAGCAACATTTCTACCTTTACCAGTAAGACCTGATTTGTATCTTTCCATGACATATTCGTCATAGATATCACTACAATGGTCTTTCAAAAAGTTACCAAAAGATCTACCTACACCACAGTTGTGGCACTTATAAACTAAACCACTTTTCTTTGTGAAGAAATAACCTCTAGATTTGTTTTTGTGCTTCTGTGAATCTCCACAGTAAGGACACCTAAAATTGTACACGCCATCTCGTACCTGCTTAAACTTATCAAGTCTTGCAGATATTAAATTGACGTAAAATTTGTCAATCACTCAAAGGTTTAGATTATTGCCTTTCTATAATACTACTTTGTGTGTTACCTGTCAACACAGGTCCTACTATTTTTTGTCCGACTGGAGACACGAGGAAAGAAATAATAGAAAGAGCACCAAATATGCTCCACATTTTCTTTTCCATGAGTCTGAGACGGTCATCGACTTTACGAATGTCTCTCTCACATCCTTTCTTAATTGCTTCCGTTTCTCTATTAACATCTGCGTGTAACCTATCTATTTTCTCAAACAATACCTCATCAATTTTATCCTGTTTATCTAACTTCTCATTGTGTACAGCAAGAATTTGACCCATCTTTACAGAGTTTTCCTGTAGGGTCTCTACAACTCGTTCGAGTCTTTCTATTATTGCTGAATTGATGTCAGACATTATCTTGTCGCGTCTTGTTCTACCCCTGTTCTTGCTTGCTTCTTCAACTGTTGTGTTTTTAATTGTAATTGTTTTTGAAGTTCTTGCTTCTTAAGCATAACCTTCTTTTTCATATTCTGAATCTTTTGTTGATTCATTTGATTCTTCATCTGCTGATCATTAGCAGACTCAGTTTGAATATTTTTCATATGTTTCATACGTTTATCCATAAAGAATTTAGCAGCACCGCCAGGCATAATTCTCTCAATATTAATACCAGACCTATACTTAGGCATGATTGCCATTCTTAGTTTCATCCTAAGTTCAGCAGGACTATTGGCATAAACTATAGTCTCACCTACTTCTGGAACATTAATTTTATATTGAAATAACTTTGAAGGTTTCTGACTATCACGAGGACAAGTTGTTGTCTCTTTCAGTGCCTTCTTTTTCTTTTTGATCTTACCCCTAAACTGTATAACAGGATCTAAACCTGCAACAGGACCTTTGGCATTAGCACTACTGCTAAAACCTCCTGTACCTGCACTCATTGTTGGGGCTTCTTCATTCATTAGATCTTGTTTAACTCTTCTTCTAGATCAGGATCAACTTCCAAATCTGGAAGCATCCCTACTGGATATTTATTCAAATAGATGAGTATAGTTTTTAGTATACTCCAATACTCCCTCTCTAATTTATAGAATAAGAGTGGAGTCGCAGCTTCACCAAAAACATTATAAAGGATGATAAGATGATTAATAACAAGATGGATCCTTAAAGGTCCTCTTCGCACATAACGCTTCAAGAGTCTTTTAAGATACTTGAAGCGTTTTATGTCCTCATCAAAATCCTCTCTAGTCACACAGTGAGGATTTTCATAATGCTTAATGGCGAA